CAAGTAGTCAATGATTGGAAGTTTATTCAAAAGCTACCAAAAGGATTTGTTGTTTTAGACGAAGCTACCGCTATTAAGTCTTTTAGGTCTAAACGTTCTAAAGCTGTAAAAAAACTGTCAGATGCTCCGTATAGGTTTGCTTTAACTGGAACTCCTATTGAAAACGGAAAACCAGAGGAACTATTTAGCATTATGCAGTTTGTCGACCAGTCAGTCTTAGGTAGATTTGACATATTTGATACTGCGTTTATCGTAAGAAACTCCTGGGGCGGGGTTGATAGGTACAGAAACCTAAACACTTTACATGAACGACTTAAAGAAGCATGCGTTAGAAAATCTCAAAAAGACGCAGATGTTGCTCCTTACTTGCCAGATGCTTTATACAAAGAGCCTCTTCAAGTGATACTAGATAGAAAGTCTGCAAAACTGTATTCCAGAATTTTGTCTGATTTACTCATAGACCTAGACGATGCTCAAACTTTATTTGGTGCTAATTTTAACCTTCTTGCTCATTACGGCTATGAAAGTCAATGGAATCAGGGAGACGAACTTCGTGGCAAAATTATGTCTAAAATTGGTTGTTTAAAGATGCTGTGTTGTTCTCCAAATTTAATTAAATCAAGCGCTGATAAGTTTAGATTAGCTAAGGGAGAAGGCTCCGCCTACGCAGCTCAATTAGATGATGAGGGTCTTTTAGAGTCAATGCCAGAAACCAAGCTTGACATGTTGGTGGCCTACTCTAAAGATTTTTTAGAGCAAGATGAGTCTAATAAACTTGTTATCTTTTGTACTTACGTAGAGATGCTTAACAAGATTATTGATAGGCTTGGACCTGATATATGCAGAGTCTACTCTGGACAGATAGACTCTAAAACTAAAGAGGAACATAAAGTTGAATTTAATACTTCTCCTAATGTTAGGGTTCTTGTTAGCTCTGACGCTGGGGGTTATGGCGTTGACTTACCATCTGCTAATCTTCTTATCAACTACGACCTTCCCTGGTCGTCTGGCTTGGCTACTCAAAGGAACGGACGAATCAACAGAGCGTCTTCAGAATGGTCCACAATCGTCATACAAGACATTCTTGTAAGCGGGTCTATAGAAGTCAGGCAGTATGAAGCCCTACAACAGAAGAACGCTGTAGCTTCGGCTGTTCTGGACGGAACAGGTATAAACGATAAAGGTGGAGTTGACCTGACAATTAGCAGCCTTAAAAAGTTTTTACTAGATAGTTCGGTGTAGAGTACTCCTATGCCAACCTATGAATTTCGCTGTGAAGAGTGTGAAACCTACGGCACTGGAGAGTTTTCTATTCACGAAGACGCTCAAATGAGATGCCCTAGATGTCAGGTTTTGATGCCTAAAATCTACTCAGCTCCTGGTTTAATATTTAAAGGAAGCGGTTGGGGCGGAAAATAGGGTTTTATACCTGTTAAAATAGTTTAATGCCAAATGCACCTAAGACTCCAACGCGTACTATCCGCGTATCTGACGAGCTGTGGACAGCTGTCCAGAAGAAGGCTGCCCTAGAAGAGGTCACAGTCACCAGCGTCATTATTGAAGCTTTGAATAACTACGTATCTGGGGTTGACAAGGGGTAACTACCTGATTAAGTTTGTACCAACCTAATAGGAGGTACAAATGCCAGACAATAGTGTAGATGCTCTGCTTGATGAGCAGTTAGAAATCGTAAAAGGTGAAGTACGTCAGTACGTAGCTCTTAAAGACCAAATAGATTCTCTAAATAAAAGAAAAGACGACATTAAAGGTCGTATCTTTGCTGTTGCAGAAAACTATGGAGAGCCTACAGATAAAGGCCATATTGTTTTTCCAATTAATGAAGAAACAACAGGTACTAAGTCTATTGTTAAACAACGTCGTGCTTCTAAAGTTTTTAATGAAGAAAGAGCGGACACGGTTCTTACATCTAAATCTTTAAAAGAACGTTGTGTTAAAACTGTAGAAGTTTTAGATGAAGATGCAATTATGGCTGCATATTATGAAGGACTACTGACCGACTCTGACATTGATTCAATGTTTCCAGAGAAGGTTACTTGGGCTTTGATTTTGGAGAAGTAAGTTGCCTAATGACTTTATTGAAGAGACCTTTGGCGAATTAGACGCTTTCTATCCAGGAAGCAAACGCAAACGTCGTAAACCCGTCCCAGAAAAACCTACGGTAGAAGTCGTGCCTTGGGAAGACGAGTACTTTGAAAAGTTCATAAACGGACAAAAAGTAAAACTGTATACATTAGGGTCTTTAGCTAAAGCCATAAACCGCTCACCTAAAACCTTGCGTAAATGGATGGAACAAGGTAAGTTTCCACAATCACCTTACCGAATGCCAGATACTGTAGGTAAAAATGGAAAAACCTACGTTGGTAGAAGGCTATACAGTAAAGCGATGGTGGATGCCGTGGTAAAAATATTTGCCTCGGCTGGACTGCTACACGCGGATAGAGTAGAATTATCTACGCACCGGAATCTTGCAGACAAGATAACCGAGGTGTGGAATGAAATCCGCACAACCGAAACTAACTAAGGAGAAATGCCAAATGGCTATTCAACAAACTGCCCCAGATGCCAATGCGTATGTGGCTGATGAATCAATCGATGAGCGTCCTGCTCAATCAACTACCAAGTCCTCTTCTGATGATGTTGTTCTATCAGGATGGGATGCTGCTGAAAAACTAACTACTGCTATGGGAGATTTTCCTGTAGAGACACGTTTGATTGAAAACGAATTTCAAGTTTTCAAGTTCTTGGACCAAGACGGTCCCTTTGCTATCTATAAGCAACACTTCCTTAATCAAAAGACTTCAGGAAAACGTTCATACGTTTCTCTTGGAGCCAACGACCCATTGTGTGTAAAGCTTGGAAGTAAACCAGAAAACAAGAGAGCGTTCTCTGTTGTTAATTTTAGTGCTGAAGAAGGACCTCAGCGTCAAATGTTAATTGCAGGTTCTCGTTTGTATCAAGCTCTACATGCTGCTCACTTCTCACCTCAAGGACCTCTTACAAAAGGTTACTGGGCGATTTCTCGCACAGGAAAGATGGCTGCAACTGTTTACACCATCACCCCTATTAAAGAGCGTGACTTGGAAGAAGACTGGAAGATTAATCCAGAGACTGCTGCTGCGGTTGTTGAAAACACACAACCTTACACTGCTGATGCAATTCGTAAACCAACTTGGGAAGAGTTGGACGAAATTGCTAATTCACTTCTCTAAAAACTAAATCACTTTAACACTTAATAGCAGGGTAGGACGTGCCCTATCCTGCTATTAAAAAAGGAACCCACAATATGAACATTATTACCACTACAGAAGCTTTATCAGAAATGGTTAGTCACTATCTAACTCAAGATGCTTTTGCTTTTGACGTGGAGACTGTGGGACCACAAAGAGGTCTAACTCCAGTAAACGAGGTTCTTTGGATTACTTTTGCAACGCATGGTCGTTGTGACGTAATTCCTATGGGACATCCAAACGGAGAGTTTATAGAAGAAGTATTTCCTCTCACGGGACAAGGAGAGATTAGGAAACAGGAAGGTTTGGCGCTACGGCTTAGCGACTATTCAAGAGATAGTAAGAAGGCCACTAAAATATTTGGACCCGCGCCAGACCAACTGTTTCCTAACGAAGTGTTTTCTGCTTTAGAACCCTTGTTGTTTGACGATAGTAAATTGACTATAGGTCATAATTTAATTTTTGATTTAACTTCTATTGCTAAATATTACAAAGGACGAATTCCAGAAGCGCCTTACTTTGATACGATGGTTGCTTCTTTTATTGTAGACAACCGTAATAAGAATAAATGTGGATTGGATGATTGTTTAAAACGTGAGTTTAACTATGAGATGGTTAAAGGTGTAGGAAAAGAAGTAGAAAAGTATTCTTTTGAAGAAGTTGCTAAGTACGCTTATTTAGACGCTAAATACACATTTTTACTTTGGAAAACCCTACAGCCAAGGTTAGAGGCTGCTGATTTAACTAAAGTGTTTTCTTTAGAGATGGATGTTCTTAGAGTTCTTTGTGATATGAAGCTGACAGGTGCTGTAATTGATGTAGAGGCTTTGTCTTCTTTGCATGCGTCTTTAGAAGCAGATTTAGAACAAACTAAGGCTTCTATATGGAAAGCCGCATCCCGTGAGTTTAATATTAACTCTAATCAAGAAAAACAACACATTTTGTATGGCCCTAAAAACGAGGGTGGTCGAGGTTTAAAGCCTAAGGTTCTTACACTAAAAGGAGAAGAAGCAGCTAAAGCTGGCAAAGAGTTGTCTATCGAGCATTACTCTGTATCAGCAGAGGCTTTAGAACCTTATAGAGACAAAGACACATTAGTAACGTTATTACTAGAGTACTCTGATTTAAACAAGCTTTTGACTACTTATGTAACCCCGTACTTGGGTGGCGATGTAGTACGTACGGTTTCAGGAAAATCTAAAATAGAACATAAAGAAAGTCTTTTAATAAACGGAAAGCTCCATTGTGATTTTATTCAACACGGAGCAGAGACAGGCCGTTTCTCCAGCAGAAACCCTAATCTACAAAATGTTCCAGCCCCCCACACACCAAATGGAAAAGCTATTAGAAACCTGTTTGTTGCCCCAGAAGGACACTCTCTAGTAGTTGCTGATTATTCTCAGATTGAACCTAGAGTTATTGCTTCGTTTAGTGAAGACCCAATTATGATGAAAAACTACCTAGAGGGTGGAGACATCTACACAACCGTTGGTGACACTATGGGGGTAGATAGAAAAGCAGGTAAGGTTTTAGTTCTTTCTATGGCCTATGGAGTAGGTCCTGACAAGATTGCTAAGTCTATCGGGTGTTCTGTAGCAGCAGCAAGGGATTTGCTTAACAAATTTGCTGAGAGGTTTAAGACTGTGGCAAGTTACAGGTCTAAAGTTTTAGGAGCTACTAGACGAGGTAGGCCTCCTTATGTGACCACCATAACGGGTCGACGCAGATATTTGCCAGAGATATTTTCTAAGGACCCAGGTGTTAGAGCTGGCGCAGAACGTCAAGCTTTTAATACTAGAATACAAGGAAGTGCCGCAGATATTATTAAAATAGCTATGGTGCGGGCTCATACAATGCTACCAAAACAAGCTAAGATTACGCTTACCGTCCACGACGAACTGGTGGTAACAACCCCAGACAACTTAGTAGACGAAACAGTTTCTAAACTAAGAGAGGCCATGGAGGGGATTAATGTGTTAAAAGTTCCATTGATTGCAGATATTACTGTAGCTAAAAGGTGGGGAGACGCTAAGTGAAGTTTCCATTTTTTAACAGGTTTTCTGAGGACAAGGAACCAGACTGGATAGTTACTAGAGATTCAGTTCCTTTGTCTACATTAGCTAGATGGTACATATACGACATGGGTATTGAAGAGCCAAATAAATTTGGCGGTAAAGTGTTTAATTTAAATCCCATTAGTAACGAGGGTAAAGAAAAAGAAGAAGAAGACAGTGCCAATAGAATGAGTTTTGTTGTTCCTATACTTCCTTTTTTAAGTGTTATGGCAGAATTAAACGCAAAAGCTATCGCTGCAGTTCAAAAAGCTGACATGATAAAGCACGGTATGCCAGAGGACGAAGTAGACACTGGTCTTGTTGAAACAACACAGTTTTATCAAAACATAGGGTTTGCTGCATTAATATCAAGTTACGCTGCTGCTGCCGAGTTGGGTTTAATTGATATATCTGGTACATTTACAGACATAGACGAAATGGATAACAAATGAGCGATTGGTGGTCAAAAAAATTAGGAACGAATACAAATCCTCAAAGTACACCGTATATACCTCAAAATACTCCTCCTGTTGTACAACCCGCTCCACAGACACATACCCAATCTGGAAATCGTCTGCCAGAAAGCGCGATGACCAGTTCAAGATGTCCACACTGTGGGAGTGGAAACTACGGCAAGTCAAGTCCTGATACTAGAGCAAGATGTTATGACTGCGGATATCCAATACAGCAGTCTGGAACTGGAACTCCAGGAGTTAGATTGCCAAGCACAGGCGCTGCTGAACCTACTAAACAAATAGATACATCAAATAATTTTAATCCAACAACTATCATTGGTAAGATTGAATAATGAGTTTTAATAAAGTATTAGCGTTAATTAATAAAAAATACGGAGACGGAACAATTGTAGTTGCGTCCGATGTAATTCCTAGTACACGGGTTACTTCAGGTTCACTTGCTTTAGATGTAATTTTAGGTGGCGGTTGGCCTACAAATCAATGGCATGAAATTGTTGGTGAAGCCAGTAATGGAAAAACAGCATTAGCTCTTAAAACTATTGCTGCTAATCAAAAGAAAGACCCTAGTTTTACTGCTGTGTGGGTAGCAGCAGAGCAATGGGTTCCCGAATATGCAGAAATGTGCGGAGTAGACCTGTCTAGAGTTCACGTTTTAACAACTAACGTAATGGAAGTTGCTTTAACTGCTGTCTTAGATTTAGTAGAGACAAAGGAGATAGATTGTGTGGTCATTGATTCGTTGGCAGCTTTGGTTCCTGCTGCTGAGGACGAAAAAGAACTTGAAGAGTTTACTGTCGGCCGTGCTGCGTCGTTAATGGCTAAGTTTTTTAGAAAAATGGAAAAAGCTGGTAGTCGCAGTCTTATTAACGAAGAGCGCCCTTTTGTTGGGTTAATTATTAATCAATACCGTATGAAGATAGGTGTTACTTACGGAGACCCTCGCACCACTCCTGGAGGAGAGGCTAAGAACTACTTTTTCTTTACACGTGTAGAAGTTAAACGAGATGACTGGGTTGAAGTGGGAACCGGTCAAGAAAAACGTCGTATTGGTCAGACTATTAAGTTTCAAACAAAAAAGAACAAGTCTGCCCCACCGTCTCAATCAGCTTTTGTAGATTTCTATTTTGCTGATGGTGGCGCAGTTCCTAAAGGTAATTACGATTTTGCTAAAGAAATTGTGGCTATTGGTTATTTATACAAAATCATTAAAAGAGCTGGGGCGTACTACAGATACGCTGGTCGTCAATGGCAGGGTGCAGACGCTTTGTTATCCTCTTTAAGAGAAGAGATAGATTTAAAAGAAGAGTTAGAAAGAGAAGTTTTGGACATCGTTAAAAACAAAGGCACTTTAGGTTCTGACCCGACTGTTGAACCTGATGAAGAGTGAGGGTCAAAAACAGTCTCTAAAGCATGAAAAGAGATTAGCTAAAAAAGTTGGAGGTGGCAGAAACGCTGGTTCTGGAGCTTTTTGGCAACGTAAAGGGGACGTCAGGTCTAAGGACCTTTTAATAGAGCATAAGTGGACTGGTAAACAGTCTTTTACAATGAAAGCCGACGTTCTTGAAAAAATTGTTACCGAGGCCATATTAGATAGCAGAACGCCTGTATTAGGTTTCAGTTTAAACAAAGAGAACTACGTGGTTCTATTGGAGGACGACTTTCTGCAGATTCGAGATACTCTGCTAAACATGATAGACTTGGAGCGAGAACACACGGAAGAGGAGTAGCCCTATATAAGGAGCATACTTCTTGCCTGCAGAACCCCAAGACGATTGGCGTCATAGCGCCAAGTGCCGTGGTATGGATACCGAGCTTTGGTATCCCCCTCGTGATAAAGATTTATATAAAGAAATAGCAGACAAGTCAAAAGCAGTATGTTTTGGCAAAGATGGTAGACCACCATGCCCAGTACGAATTCAATGTTTACTTGAGGCAGATAGAGTTGATGAACCCCACGGTATATGGGGAGGACTTAGCCATCGTGAGCGTAACGCATTAAAAAGAAAAGTAGAAAAAAAAGGAATGACGCTCAAAGAATGGGTTATTGCAGATAGCACAAAGAAGTAGTCTGTGGTAAGTTCATCCTCTAGGAGGAGAGATGATTCTAAGAACAGAAAAAAGTGCCGCTTTGGATAAGTTTTTAAAAGCAGGTAAAACAAATAGCAGGGTGTTGGGAAAAGTAGAAAGACATATTCTTTCTACACCTCGTGATGAGAGTAGACGAAGTGATTTGTTACACCCTTCGGCTATGGTCAGCCCTAGTTGGTGTCACAGAGCTTCGTATTTTCATTTGCTTGGGCATGAACCTGCTCCAAGACCTATAACTTTAAATCAGCATATGATTTTTGCTGAAGGTCATCGTATCCACGAAGTTTGGCAAGACGTTTTTAGAGACATGGGTACTTTGTACGGCATGTGGGAAATGATGGAAACAGGCGCAACTTATTGGGGGTTTGCTTCTGACCACGATGACAAGTACACAGTTAAATACAGAGAAGTTCCTTTAGATAATGAAGAACTAATGATTACAGGTCACGCAGATGGTTGGCTTGTTGGTTTTGGTGAGCCACTTCTATTAGAAGTAAAGTCTATTGGTATTGGAAGTATGAGGTATTACTCACCAGGACTTGTAAAAGCAGATTCTGATTTTGCTGCTGCTTGGAAAGCTATTGAAACACCATTTGAGTCTCACATTTCTCAAGTTCAATTGTATTTAAAATTGTTAGAACTATCTGACCATGAAGTAACTCCGCAAGAAGCAATAATCATTTATGAGTCAAAGGTTAACCAAGAAGTAAAAGAGTTTGTTATAAGAAAAGATTCTTGGGGAATTAATCATTTACTAGACGCTGCTAAAATGATTGTAGAAGCTGTAAAAACCAGGACCCCACCAGATTGTAACAACGGTGGTAGGATGTTGTGTCAAGGATGTAAGGGGTATAAAGATGAGCAAAAGTAGTTTGATTGCAGATTCCGTCAGCAGTAACGCTTTAACTACCCTTAAAGAACAAGGGTTTGTAGTTGACTTAGAAGTTGATTTAAGTAGGCCAACGTTACCTAGCAACATAACTGAATTAGGTGACGAAGATTTAATGGAGCTGTACACCAAATTTGTTGCATATTCAGACTTTATTAACACTCAACTTTCTTGTGCGATTATTGATGAGAAAGAGCTAGAGCGACGTATAGAACTAGCAGAAGCTACTACTTTTTTAACTTTGTCAACAGCGACTTCTAAATTAACTACTGTAAGGCCTCAAGTAGCCTCAGACGAAGATGTTGTGCAGTTAAAAGAAGAACACATGCAAAAGTTTGCATACAGAAAATTGATTGAAACAATGGCTAATAACTACGATAGAGGAAGCTCAGTTTGTAGCCGAGAGTTGACTAGAAGAACTTCTAATGACAACTTTAAAACCCGAGCAAAGAAATTTACAACATGACCACCCCTATTAAATTTTTTGATGGTGGCCTAACTAAAGAGGCTAAACGAGTTTCTATAGGTATAGACCAGTCTTACACCGGGTTTGCGTTTACTGCTATGGACATGGACAGCGGTGAGTGGATGACTACAGTTACAAAGGCTCCAGGAACTCACGTAGACAGGTTGTACTTTATTGGTAGGTCTTTAGAAGGAACTTTAAATGCTTTGTCTAAAAACGCAGAAGAAGTTGTGGTTGCAATGGAGGGGTATGCATACGGGTCTCAAATGGCAAACATGGCTGGAGAACTTGGCGGATTAGTTAAGTTAACTTGTTTCATGAGTCTTGATAGTTTTCATGGAAAGTACCCGTACATAATTCCACCTACTGTGCTTAAAAAATACGTTACTGGAAAAGGCAACGGTATACAAAAGAATCAAATACTGCTTCATGTATATAAGAAGTGGGGTGTAGAGTTTACTGACGATAACGCTGCTGACTCTTATGCGCTCGCTCATTTAGCTGCTGGAAGGCACGGTCTTTCTTATGAAAAAGATATTTATAACAACATACAAGACCCTAAATACAGAGAAAAGCCCTAAGCTTTAGGCATGAGTGACCAGCCTATTCCTATTAGCTCTTTAAAGCCTGATTACGAGGCAGCTATGGATATGCGTGGAACCCCGACCCACGTCTGTGTATGCGGGTCAACCTTATGGAACATAAAAGCTATGTTTGAGGACTATGAGATTTCTATGTACTTTTTAGACATGGAGTGCGCCCTGTGCGGGTCTTTAGCCACCGCTCCCACCCTAGTAGATAGTCCAGGTTACACCCCTAATTCATAGTTAAATTGCCGTATATTATTTCCTACGGGAGTACTACTAGACGAATATAGAGGAACTACATGTCCGAGATACAAGAAGAGCAGGTATTACGCGTAGGAGCAGGCAGTAACCCACAATCCGTGGCCTCAGCTATTGCACATGCCGTATACGAAAACAATACTTGCAAGATTAGAGCCGTAGGCGCAGGCGCAGTAAATCAAGCTGTAAAAGCGATTGCTATTGCTCGAGGCTACACCGCTCCCCGAGGTATTGACCTAGCCTGTGTGCCAGGGTTTGCCTCAGTTGAAAGCAACGGTGACACTATCAGTGCTATCGTTTTTAGAATTAATGCAGTCAGTTAAGCCTTATTTTTCAAGAGTAAGGCCGTATTGTTGTATTACCAACTCTTAGGCCGAAGAGGTATAAAATGAAAGAACCAAAGAGCAAGTTTTCTACGATGGAAACCAGCGCTGCCCGCGGAGCACGAAACGCTTCTGCTGAAGGCACTTCTGGCAAGCTTGTTAAGAAGAAGGGCGCTCAAGCTGGCGACCCTTATGCACAAGCAAAACCTTCACGTAAGAATGTAAAAGCAGCTGGCGTACGTGCGTATGGTATTAGAACATCAATGCCTACCTACAAAGACCCTTCTGCAGGAATGACACAAGCTAACGGCAGAGTATTCACTGCTGCGCTAAACCGTCAAGCCCCTAACTTTTCGTCAGGTGCATCAGACGCTTTAGCAAACTAACAACTTAATAGCGAAATAGGACCGCAGCCCAACGGCTCGGTCCTATTTGCATTTTCTCGTTTTGCAACGCCAATAATTGTCAAAGTGTGTTAGGCTAATGACACTCGTGTAGTTAAGCATGAGTAGGAGAGGCCTATGTTATCTGAAAAGATATTGAATATAGCTAAAGAAGGCGCTATAAACGGACATATCTGAAGAAAATAGCAATTTACCATTTAAAAGAACTTCTTTTGTAACCCATATTAGAGGGAGATGCACTTGTCCGACGAGCTAATAGAAAAATTAACTAATCTTTTAGAACCTAAAGTACCTGATACAGCGTGGTTGTGGCCGCCTATTCAACAGGCTTCCCCTACAGTTATAAAACCAGCTGTATACAAAAATAAAAAATCTGATAAAGGTCCATACAAATTAGTTATGTTTGTTCCAGACCCTCAAATTGGGTATAGAAAATACGAAGATGGAACCTTAGACCCATTTCATGATGAAGCAGCGATTGATGTTCATTTCCAATTACTTGCGTATTTAGAAGCAAAATATGGCGTAGATGAAATCATTCATTTAGGTGATTATTTAGATTTACCGACTATGGGAAAATACGCACAAGAAGAGATGTTTGCACACACAGTACAACCAGCTATAGATTACGGGCATCAATTATTGGCTAAACAAAGAGCGACTTGCCCAAATGCAAAAATTGTTTTAATTGAAGGCAACCATGATTGTCGTATGAATAAGTTTATTACTATGAATGCTATGGCAGCTAAAGGCATTAAACGAGCTATGCCAAAGCCAGATTCTTGGCCTGTTATGTCTATTCCATATTTACTCAGATTAGATGAATTAAGGGTCGATTATATTGGCGCATACCCAGCAGGTGAATACTGGTTAAATAAGAGCCTAAGAGCTATCCACGGAACCAGCGTTCGTTCTGGAGGCTCAACAGCCAGTGCTTATGTAAATAAGAACCCTCATATTTCTACAATTTTTGGACACGCACACAGACAGGAGATGCAATATAAAACTGTACATGACCAAGACGGTCCCATCAGAAGCGTTTCAGCAAGTCCAGGGTGCTTATGTCGTGTTGACGGAGCAGTCCCTTCTTATGGCAGTGGCCTTAGTGAGCAAGGCCGTCCAGTAAAACATTGGGAAGATTGGCAACAAGGAGTCATGATTGGCTGGATTAGGGAAGACGGCCATTTTATATTGCAGCCAATTAACATTTTAGATGGTTGGACGGTTCACGAAGGAAAAGAGTTTACCGCTAAGTAAGGTTCTGATAGGCGTATTATGTATGTATGCCAGGTACCCATCAGAATATACAGAGTCTCGGAGCTTCGGGACTCTATGGAACTTACACTAATTACGGTGGCGGCGGTGTTCCTGTTGCTCGTTCTGAGCTCGACTATTTACGTATGGGTGTGGGTCGAGAACCTTCCGCAGAGTATCCAAATGGGTACCTAGGCACCATACGTTCACGACGTGATGACAGAGGTCTTGCTAACGGAACTTCTGACCGCGTATTAGACAAGATGAAACAACGTGTAGGACAACGTTCCTATCAACGTGGTGTGCATCGCGGAGAACGTATTGACCCATCAGATTATTATTATCCTTCTGGTTTAGACAGAGACCGCGGAATTAAAAGACAAATGGCTGCTGCTCGTCGTGGAGACCTTGTACCTAGAAACGCACCAGTATCTAAGTTAGCACCTGCACCTCATTTAGTAAATGACGGTAAGGCAAACACAAAACACAATGCTCCTTACGAAGTAAACCAACGACGCGTTGACCAAATTTCTAGACTAAAGCCTGGGTGGAATTAATGCCAAACACACCCGATGGGGTTTACGGAGAAAGACCATGGTCTACTAACAGACCTTGGATAGCCGCTGGTAAAGCTGCGTATCCTCCGCAAGCTTATATTGGTCCATTTGCTAGTAACCAAGAAAGACTAGTAAGTCAGTCTTTAGAGGTAGCCAATATGACTGGGGAAGAAATTCAAGAATACGTTCGTCCACCCCTACCTCAGGTAGAGCTGTTTCCACCTAGATTTGGGTATAAGAACACGGAATACAGTATTGAGGATATCGTTGAGCTTACTAGCAGGACTTACGAAAGAACTGACTATGCTCAGCAGCCAAACACTACTGAGTCCACCAGTCGAAACACCCTAGGACAGGTATAAAATAGTATTATGGAAAATACAATTACGTATTTAGATGACCAAGGTGAAGGCATGCCCTACGTGCTTGACCCGGTAACCGGTAAAAGCTTATCTGTTTACAATGGGTCAGTTCCATGCGGAAGTTGCGGGTCATTATTAAACCCAGTTCAATCTTTATCATCCACCCTATGTCAACCATGTGGCCGTAAGAAAGCAGCTAAATCAGTTGCTAACAGAATGGCTTAAGAAAGGTAAACATGACAGTCAATAACTCACGTTCACAGAACGCAGACATGTTGGAAGGCGCAACAGACGGTAAGTACCGCAAGCGTCGTCCAAACACAACTGTAGCCCCAGGTATGGGCGACCAGATTGTTGTTCAAAACCGTGCAGGTCTAAACCCTTACATGAATTATGATTTTATTAATTCAGAGGCTCCTAACAAAGTAAACCCAGGAGCTTAGTATGGCAAAGCCAGCCCGCGCCAATCAAAGAAATGCTGGAGAGCATATTCTTAATAGAAAACCGTTTAAAGCATCTAACTTTTCAGGCGGTAGTTCTTCTACGGGGCTTGGTCGTTTGCCAGAAGATGAAGCAGCAAAGTTTAAAGAGCACAACCCTGAGTACGTAGTTAACTCGTACCAGACTCCAATTGCTTGGTATTCTGAGAAAGCTGGATGGCACGTACCAAGTACTAAATACAGTTCGTCTACATCTAGGCATCAAAGCGTAGTTCGTCGTGCAGTCGAATTTGGCGAAGGTAAGGATGGAGCAACAAAGTGATTCCAAGTAAGAGTCAATTTAATTCTAGCAAAGAAGGTTTAGCTGCTCTAGGAAGAGCCGTTTCTGCAGCAAAAGAAACCAACGAAGCTGCAAAGAACGACCCATGGGTAAACACTGGCAAAGATGTAGCAAATGATTACCGTGACCCAATGCCATCAGTAAAGAAAGTTAAAGCAAAATAATGAAACCAGTATCTGCACAATTTAAAAGAATTCAACTACCTACTCAAAGCGAACAAGAAGTACGCGCTGTGGTGTCTAAAGGAAATAAAGTTGCAAACGCAAAACGAGAAGCTTCCGATAGCGTATTTGAACAAGATTTAAGAGCAATTGCAAAAGAAGAAAAAGGCTCTAAAGTAGAAAATAATTTAAGAGCTAAACAAGCTGCAGACTATAAATTTATGCCTAACTTAAGTGAACGTGAGCATGGAGAGCTGCAAAAAACTCAAAATCGTTTTGAAAGAAGCACTGGTTCAGAAAAAGAAGCGCATCGCAAAACTATTGGAAAAGCTATTCAAAAAGGGGTAGTTGATAGTCGACGTGTAACTAGACTAGCTTGTCAAACCCCAGGCTGCGGTAGTTCTGTATCAATGGAGTCAACAAAGGGAGACGTAACCTGCCCTTCTTGCACAGCTTCTGGAGACAAAGCTGGTGCAACTTACAAAGACCGTCCAAAAACAGTTGTGACTGGGGACCGTTCTGACGTGGGTACTCGTCGTGCCAGCGCCTAAAAAACTACAAAACATTCCAAACAGACCTGAGTTTGAGGGTCGAGATGTGTACAAGCATACTGTTGGGGATGACAAAGCAGCAACAGCAGCTAAGTTAGATAAACTTGGTGAGACTAATCCAAACGATTTAAGAATACACGCTGGTGGGTATTACTCAGTTTTAAAGAAATCTAAAAAGAATACGAAATAAATAGCCTTATCTGATAGGCTACACGTTCTACGATTAGGAGCATCAAATGGTTTTAGACCTGTCTACTTTAAATGACGGTGGAGCTGAGCAAGAACCCCATTTTAGGTTATTAGTTTGTCGTACCTGTAAGACCATTGATGAGCTGCCTTCAGCAGACCAAGACCCAAGTAACGTGCTTTTAGAAATAACAGTAGAGCGTCACGGTGCAGACCATATAGGAGTTTTGTACAACGTACCAGCTGTTATCTGGATGTCTGAAAAGATGAGGCCACAGGTTATTGAACAGATACAAGGTGGGGGCTCGTCTGGACTAGACGCGTTTGGAACTCAATTTTACGCAACTAAGATGCAGTTTGCAGAAGACGCTATGGCTTGTTACGGACAACATAACAGGCCTAAGGGTCAGTGCCCTGATTACAAATCAGAGAAGAAAATATTAAAACCAGGAACTGCTAAAGACAGAGCAGATGCTGGGTTGTCTTCGACTCCAACAGGCCCTAAGATATATCTGTGTGATTTTTGTCCAGTTAAATCGTTTAATATGACCAAGCACCATGAGTCGAAAGGACTATACAAGTGACAGAAGAACAAGAAGTAGAAACACCTACTACCGATACTCAAGAAGTAATTCAACGTTCTGGAGTTACTGCGTTTTTATTAATTAAGCTAGACAGCGGAGTGTGGAAAGCCGTAACTGACTTGGCTACCCCCTTGGCTGTAGACCGTCAGGCTGTAGTTACAGACATTAAGCAAGGCTGTCAAGAGATTGGGGATGCGATACGCACTCAAGAGCTGGCATGGGCTGTTTCCCAACATTTGAAGCAAACTGGAAGTGAGGATAGCCAGCGCGTAGGGGCCTCAATGCGAGATGCTTTGGATAGACGTCAAAGTTAAAATCTTGTAAACTGTAACGACAGGGGGTTCGCCATGTTCGTAGAGATGATTTGCACTTGTGGTGCATCAATGCAAATGGAACAAAACGAAAATGAAACTGCGTTATGGTTGTTGTCTTCAAGGTTTGTTGAAGCGCACACTGATTGCGGATTTGTTTCTGGAATAAATAAAGATAGACCAGAAGAAACAACTAAATATAATATAAACTTTAAACCGAGAGCTAAACGTTATCACCTTGATGACCCAGACGAAGACGAGGACGATTAAACATGCTAGAACCTGCGGAGACCTCGTTTTTTAGCAGGCCTTCTGCGGGGTTAGACCCTAGATTGTTTAGAAATGGGAAAGTAATCCCCAAGGTTAGAAACTCTATCCTTCAAATACTATTTAACCATGTTAATTCCCGTTTTACGGGTTCTGAGTCGTGGATGCACGTATGGTTGGCAGGGTCTGGTGTTTCCTATCAGTGGGCCGCTCACAGAGAACCTGCAGACCTAGACTGCCTTGTTGGAGTGGACTTCATAGGATTCCGTCAGTCTAACGAAGACTACGCTAGATTTAGCAACAAAGAGATTTCCCAAATGTTTAACGAGGGTTTTAGGGAAGAGATTTATCCAGAAACCGCAAATTTCATGGGAGTCTTTGAGTTAACTTTTTATGTAAACATTCAACCAAATATTTTAGATTTAAAGCCATACGCCGCTTATTCGTTAACTGACGACGCATGGGTTGTTACCCCAAATACAGAGGAAATTGTAGTAGACCCTTCTTGGGAACAAAAAACGCAACGAGACAAAGACATGGCAATTGAAATCCTAAAGCGATATGGTTCTGCTATGTCTAAATTAGAACAATCTTCTAATGAGTCTGCTAGAGTAAACGCCTCGAGAGAAAGAGAAAACGCGTTGACTCAAGCTGTTGGTCTTTATGAAGATATACATTCTGGAAGAAAACACGCATTTAGTGAATCTGGAAAAGGCTACGGTGATTGGTTTAATTACCGTTGGCAGTCTGGTAAACGGTCTGGTATTGTTCAAGGCTTACAGAAGCTAAAAGAATTAAAAGAATCGGATTTTAAAACTTTTTCTGAAAAGACATACGGCTCAGAGTTAGCAGACGCTAGCGTTCTTATTCGTAGGGCAGCTTCACAACGTATTAACCGCAGTTAAACGAAAAAGAATTCGGAGCATAAACGGTGTCAATTATATTTTTTATCGACGGTGTTTTACGAACCGATACAAAAGTACCAATCTTTGAAGGTATTTCTGTTTACAGAGCCTTAAACAACGGAACCAAAGTTGTATTGGGCGTAGATGATGAAAAAGAAGCATCAAGATGGTGCAAAGAACACAGGTTTACAGATTTAGACGGTTTCATAGACAATACTGGTTTAGAAAGCGTAGAACCAGATAGAAAAGACTTTGCTAAAGTTCAAAAGCTTCAAGCTCAAGGCCCTATATTTTTAGTAATTACCGCTGACTTAGAGTTGGCTAAGTTGTGCATTGAAAACGGGATTAGAGTGTTCCTGTTTTTACATCCTAAGTACTTAAGTCACAAATTTAGACCAGACGGACGTGAGGGACGACGTAGTTGGGAAGACATCCAAGGCGAACTAGATAGACAAGTTCAGCTTATTGCTGAGGACCCACGTATATGAACATAGTTTATTTGGGTGCTGAGGTGCCTAGCAATAGAACTATCCTGACTGCAGCTGGAGCTAGCTGCATGGGAGTCAGCTTCTGGGGCCTTCAAAGACGTGGTATGCCTAAAACCATAAAATACGAGCTAAAAAATTATTTTCCAGACAACGTCAGGCTTTTTTTAAATGCTGGAATACCATTTAAACGAGAGTTTACTCAGTCTGAGTTAGCTGACTTTGCAGCTGATTACGAAGCGTTCGTAGCTGAGAACTTAGACAGGATTGAGGGGTTTACCGAGGTAGACCACCCACAGCTTACCCAGTTGTTCATAGACGAACAGCGGGTTACCAGTTGGTCTGATGTGCCAGAAGAAAAGTTTTGGCCTGTATGGCATGGCGAGGATTTAGAAAGCCTAGCAGTTCGGTATTTAAATGTAGCCTTGCCTGGAAATTTAATTGAAAACGAAACCAGTTTGTCAGCAAAGACTAGGCGACTTAACCAGATACATGGAACCACTTTCCATGCTTTGGCTAGCGCCAAGCCAGATAACCTGCGACAAGTGCCTGTAGAGACTGCTAGCACCCTTTCTTGGCTATCCCCTATGATGCGAGGCGAAACGATTGTTTGGGATGGAACAAAACTGCTTCGTTATCCTAAGCGTATGAAAGAACAGTCACGGCCTAGATACAAGTCCATATACGAGCGGGCTGGGCTAGATTTCGATAAGATACTGGCAGACGACGCAGTAGAAGTATCAAAGCTTGCTGTTTGGTCTTACCAACAATACGAGGATTGGCATCGTCGATTAGGAGAGAACGTAGTAACTATGAGTGATGAACTAGTACCCCAACAAAATGCGGAAACACCCCCTGCTGAAGTTACTCCGAGGGGGGTCGGCATGCGGAAACTTGAACAACGTAAACCAGAGGAAATGGGTGTTTTACCCGTGCTTGGAGTAGAGGTTCAGAGAGTATTAGAACCCGACGATGACGGCAATATGGTCATTAAAGATGTCACCACATTACGTTCCAATAGCACTAGTTTACGGGTATGCGATACATGTTTTGTTGCCGCTAATTGTCCTGCCTTTAAACCACAAAACACCTGTGCGTTCAACCTACCAGTAGAGGTTAAAACCAAGGAACAGTTGAAGTCTTTGATTAACGCTTTACTTGAAATGCAGGGCCAAAGAGTGGCTTTCGCTAAGTTTAGCGAAGATTTGAACGGCGGATACCCCGACCCAAACGTCGGACAAGAGATGGACAGATTCTTTAAAATGTTAAAAACTATTAAGGATTTGGACGACTCACGAGAGTTTATTAGGATGACGGTAGAGCGTCAAGGAGCTGGTGGAGTACTATCTGCTATCTTCGGAGACAGGGCTCAAACCCTTCGAGAATTACCAAATGATGGACTAAACGAAAACAAAACTAACGAGATTATTAAGCAAATTACGGACACAGACAAGGAGAACTCGTAGTAACTATGAACGACCAAAACAACATGGAACAGGGTAGTCCTAAAAACATACTAGATGAGGCAACTAGATTAGTTACTGGAGATAGAAATAATGCGTACGACCACCCCCTAGATAACTTCACTAGGATTGCAAAGATATGGTCAGCGATATTAGGGTACGAAGTAACCTACAGACAAGTAGCACTTTGTATGGACGGCGTTAAACTTGCTAGAGAGTCGTACAAGTCTAAGCAAGATAATCGTATTGATGGAGCTGGCTATTGGCTAGCCCTAGATATGGCTATAAACGAAGAAGAACGAAGAAGCACAACCAACTGAACCAGTTTTAGTTTTATCAAAAAGGTAGACTAAGACACTCCCCCTAACTCACACACAGGGGTTTTGTATTTACAACACACATACGAGAATAGGAATTGATATGGCACTTTCTTTTAAACTAGCAAACGAGTTCGTAGACGGATACCGAGCAAAGCCAGTACCTTGGGGTTATAAAGATGCGGCAGGTAACTCGGTAGGAGAGGTAACTTTCCTTCGAACTTATTCTAGATTAAAAGAAGATGGAACCAAAGAGACTTGGGTTGATGTATGCGAGCGCATAGTCAACGGTATGTATTCCCTACAGAAAGACCACTGTAAGTCTAGCCGACTTCCTTGGAATGATTCAAAGGCACAAGCCTCTGCCAAAGAAGCCTTTGACCGATTGTTTAATTTTAAGTGGACACCCCCAGGCCGAGGTTTGTGGATGATGGGCACACCAGTAGTTAACGAACAAAAGAACAGTGCAGCTTTGCAGAACTGTGCGTTTGTATCCACTAGCGAGATGACTAAGCTGAACCCAGCAAAACCATTTGCATTTTTAATGGAAGCCAGCATGCTAGGTGTTGGAGTGGGATTCGATAGCAAAGGTGCAGACAAAGAGTTTGCTATTTACAAGCCACTACCCTCAGATGC